ACTAGGAGCTTTTAATGTACCACCGGTTTCAGCTTTATAGCTTGCTCTACCTTTAGCATTTAATCCACCTGATTCAGACTTACCTTCTTTTCTTTGCCAGGCTGCCGTTCGTCCACCGCTTTTCATTTGACTTCTTTTTATAGCTTCATCACTAGGTGCACCTTTAGCACCTTTAGATCTCATTTTTTCTCCACGTTTTTTCTTTTGAGCAATGTTATACCACAGACCTTTCCGTGCTGTTTTACCTTCTTTGGTAACATGCGTACGCCCACCTTTAGCATACATAGCTCTTCCCTGTCCTCTTAATGCAATATCACCCATTATCTTCTCCCATCTGCTTGAACGTCTAATCTAAAGGTTCCAACTTTCCAGTCTTGATTGGTTCCTGTATTTTCTACTTTTAAAGAAACGGCTCTGGCTCTAGCTCGCGTATCTACTTTAGTTGTCGTTGAATCAATTGTAAAGGGCCCTAACGAAGAACTTGCCTGTGATGAATTAGGATAGTCTCTAAGATTTAAAGTAATCTGTGTATTTCCTGTTTGTGATAAAAAGTCAGGAATGAATCTTCTAATCTTCATAATGTATTCTCCATCTCCTCTAAAGGAAATGCCTCTCTCTTGATCCTGAGTAATATCAAAATCTCCTGATTCAATGTTAGCTGCAATCGCTGTTGTAGCTCCTCCTGCAACTTGATTGTTTCCAGTCTCGTGTTCGTAATAGATGGTTGTTCCATCAGTATTACCTACAACATCAAAAGAAGCATCCACTCCTGCATCATAATGTGTTGCATGAGGTTTACCAAAAACAGAAGAATCTTCCCACGCAGTTCTATTTAAACTACCTGTGGTCCAAATGCCTCGTTGAGATGAAGAATCAATATAGTTATAAGACACCATTCGATTAACGACATTGGATCCATTAGTACAATAAAACCAGATGACTTCTCCAAATAAATTATTTAAACCTGCATTAATCAATTGATTAGAAGTGGTATTTAAATCATCATACACATAGTCTTCCACCAAACAGTCCATAGATTCGAGTTGCCCGGTATACCTAAAGAAGCCATTTTCAGACATCCAGTAAGCAGTACCATCTACTTCGGTTGCAGCTTGTTTACCAATCAATCCACAGTTCGTCCCTGATTGTTCAAAGGCGAAAGTAAAAGGAGCCCCAACAAAACGCATAATAAATAAAGAAGTATCGGTCCAAATGTACGTGGCATTACGTCCTCTAATGGCTCCTATAATTTTAGAACCTCCTGCTAATCTTTGTGTTCCTGCTGTATTAGTAGCCGTCGGTGTATAATCTGTTAAAGATTCCTGAGAAGAAAATCGAATAAATAAAGGATCCTGAGTTGTCGTATCACCAATCGTTGTTTCAGTTCCAAAAAATAATAAGTGCCGATCGGGAGTTGAAACTAACATATCTCTAGAAGCCGTCGGCGCTCCTGAAATAATCGTAGCTCGTGTAGAAGTAGCATCAAGTGCATCTGAATCCCATTCAAAACACGCACTGTCTGTAATTAAAGCAATGAGTTTAGATCCATAATTATCCAAGGTCCATGCTCCGGGATCAAAAACTTTATCTCCTGAAGCTGCTTGACCCCATCCAACATAGTCAGTTGTATTTGTAACCGTGGCTCCCGTTGAATGTCCAGCTCGAGTTGTATTTCGAACCGCTCGGGTGATACCCGTTAAATCATTTCCTGAAACTCCTGTATAAGAAATTTCTTCTGTGCCTACTTGAATATAAGACGTTCCTGAAGAAGGAAAAGCAGAAGCATCCGTTAAAGTAATTGAACTTCCTGATCCTCCAGTTCCAAAAGCATCATCGAGTAAAGCTCCATTCAAAGTGTTTGTTACTTCTCCTGAAACGGTACCACTCCATTGACCAATACCCCAACCATACGCTCCTAGTTGTTGAGCAGGTCCTACGGGATAATAATGTTGAACTCTAATTCCTCCAGATGTGGTTGCTCCAGCTCCTGTTTCAACCGAAGGCATGGTAATGGTAATGGCAGTTGCACTTACCACACTAGTAACCATAAATTTTTTATCATTAAAATCAGAGGCTGAATAATTGGAACCCGTGATCGCGGTAAAATTATCTAACAAAACAATATCTCCAGCCGTAAATCCATGAGAACCGCTAAAGGTTATAGTAACAATTGCCGTAGCAGGTCCTGGAGTGGTTCCTACTGTTGAAAACGCATTGGTTAATGTAGTGGTGCTTTTGATAGGATGGATATCATAAAAGATACCTCCGGTATAAGCATATAAAATTCTGTTGGTGCCAATAGCAGCAAACTTAATAGATGTATTATTAATAAAATGATGAACTGCTCGAGCAGCTCCTGTGAGTTTGCTCTCTCCTAATTGAGACCATCCTCCTATTTTTTCAGGAGTTTCATATCTAAAACGCACATAGTCGCCACCGGTCCATTGCCCTTCGGCTGTGGTTGGTGTAACTTGTTTGTTAAATCCTGGTAAAAAGCCTATCTTTTGTAGCATAGAAAAATCCGTTTAAGCTATAATTATACTAGATTTTAATGGGAATCAACTATTTAGAAGGAAGCTTGGGAATACCTAATATAGGACGTGTATCTAAAAGATTAGTCTTGGCGTAAGGTCCATTAGCATGATTATAATGAAGAAAGACTTGAGAGCAAATATTTCCTTGAAAAGGCTCTCTCCAATGCTCTAACTCACAGCCCGCATAAATTAACATATCCCCTTGTTTTAAATCAACTCGAACTCCTTTAGGAGCTCCAGGTTTATGTATATTTTTATACTCATCAATAACATAATCAGCTCCTGATGGATCTACAAAAATAGGCCATTCATCTCCACCTAAATGAAGAGTCGTAGATACTTCACAACTTGGTCTATCTTTATGTCGTTTTAAAATATTTCCTTTTTCATAAATACGTGTATAGGCGTAAGTTGGAATTAATTCTAATCCTGTTTTCTTTTTCATAATGGGAATCATTTTTAAAAGTAAAGCTTCCATGGCCCAATCACCATATTTAGAATAGGCACCAGGAACTTGTGCATCTTCTCGTGTTCCTATGAAAGGATTAAAAGCATTAAGGTGGTTATGTTTCATCATTAAATCAACCGCATCTCTTTGTATAATCATATAATTAAAAATAAAATCACAAAGCTCTTTAGAAAGAGCTTTTCTTATCACTACATAATTTTGTGTTTTCTTTTTATCGAGCATGTTTAAGTATAATTAAAATTAATAACAATTCTACGTGGCTTATCAGTTTGACTTACAGCGCAATGTTTGGTTTTAGAATCAAACACCACTATTTTATTAGCTTCCGATTTTATTTTAATTTTTTCTTTTTCTCCTAAAAGAGTATAACCATTATTAGTATTCATATAAAGGATGGCTGTATTGCAATCAAAGGGTCGATCACAATGAAAATTAGAAGTATAGGGTTTAAAATCTTTAGGTAGGCAATTAGCTCTAACTGTTGAGACCATTTTACATTTTAATCCGTGAAGAATAGGAACGATGAAACGAGAGTAATGAGGAGAGTGGGGTTCATAATCTTGAAAAAAAGTATGACTAAAAAATCCTCGATCATTATGTTGTGGACTGTCAAGATTTAAAGTGATGAAATGCTGATGCTCTTGCCAATGCCAATCCATAGGCTTAGAAAAAATAAACTTTTGAAACTGATCAAAGAAGGTTTGATCCAAAAAGTTTTTTTGTACTTTATATTTTATAGTCATTGACGCCTCATCATAGGGACAGGATAACGAAGGGGGACTCCTCCCTCTCCCACTATCGTGGAAAAAAAAGTAATTAAAGTTAAACGATCCTCTTTTTTTGTACCATAATTTTCAGCCCCATGCCATTGATGACCATCAAAAAGGACCAGCCTATTAAAACTAGAATGAAGATCAACTATTTTTTCAAAATGAGCATTGGCTTTTTTTCTCCATTGTTCACCTGATGAATAATTTCCAAGACTTTTAAAGGACGTTGCTTTTTTGTCATTGTGAAAAGTATGAACAATAAATTTTTTTGGGGTATAAAGAGAGGTACCACTTTTAGGATGGTGACTTAAATAAATAATGGCAGTAAATTCGGTAGTATTATCACGATGAACCCAACCGCTCTCACCATAAGTTTTATAAGGAATCTTTTGAAAATGCTGAATCGCGCTCCATTTAAGCTGTTCAATGTTCATAGGAAATAACAGTGTCATGATTTTTTTTGTGGACCAGTTAAAAAATTCTTTACCCACTTTATCTAATCGAGGTGATCGGGTACCTGGCCAATGGTGTTCGGGATCTCGTTTATAGTTAAGTTGTTTAGAAAAATTTATTACTTTATCAGGATTATCAAAAAAGTTATCTACAATTAAAGTGGGCCACATCATCTATCTTAACTTCCCATCTTCATCTATTTGAATAAAATTAAAAGAAACGGATACACGCCATCCTTTTTCTCCTTTTTCTTTAGACTCATTAATCTCTACGCCATGGGGTAACCACGCTGGAAACATAATCATTTGTCCTTCAATGGCAGGATAAAGTATAACTCTCCATAAAGCTCTAGGTATTCCTTTAACTCTTCGGGGGAGTATAATATTGGGTCCTGGTCTTGGATCTTCAACAAATAATCTTCCTGAATTTTCGGGAACTTTTACATAATAAACACCCGACCATTGAGAGTTAGGATGCATATGTTGTTTGTTATAAGATTTTGGATAATTAATATTGGCCCACATATTGCCTAAACCAGGTTTAGGTTCCATGCCGTAGTCTTTATAGATTTCTTCTTGCATAGCAAAAAGTTCATCGGTCAAAGGTTTGTATTCATCTTTAAAATTCATATCCGTGGGGCTGTGCCAACCTCCACCTGCATTGGTTTTTGTTTCACCCTTATTTTTTTTACTCCACGCTTTGATTAAGGGATATAAATACTTATTTAATTTTTGGGGATCCTTAACCATCTTCATATAAATAGGAGTAGGAAATAAAATTTCTCGGTTCATTTAAATGGAGGTCCTCCAAACCACATCACTAAAGAGCGTCTCATTCCTTTTTTAACTTTAGATACACGATGACGTAGAAAGCTACAAAAGAAAATAGCTTGTCCTTGCATCAATTGAGGAGGTTTATTACCTTCCGCCATAAATTCTAAATCCCCTCCTTCAAATTCCTCTGGTGGAGAAAGCAGAATAGTCATAGATATTTTTCTAACGGGAGGTTCAAATCGACAGTTAACTTCAGCGTCCATATGCCAGTCGTAAAATCCTCCTTTAGGATATTCGGTAAATTGTGCGGGTTCAGTAATTCTCATGCCCTCATAACCAAAATGATTGCCATTAGCTTTAAGCATCGTTGATTCAATTATGTGATACATCTCTGGCATCGC